CTCCGGTTTCTTCCATCCGGTGATAATCGGTTTCAAGAATTCTCTGCAGGGTTTCCCTGTCGAGCGTTCCTTCCTGAATCCGTCTTGAGATCCTCTCTTCGAACGTTTCTCCGGCAACGGGCTTGTACAAAGCCCTGTAAAGGTCTTCCGTCTTGTATGGAATCTCCTCTGTCTTTGGCTGTTCCGAGCGTTCCAGGGCGGTAAACACCGCCTCAGACTCGCTTCTAGGAAGTCCGCCTTCGATATCCTGTCGCTGAACTCTGTCGATACCGTAGATGTAGGCAAGCACAAGCAGTTCGTAGACTTCGTCCGTGATATGTTTCCGCTTTTGTTCCGGCGGAAGATTTTCCGTTTCTTCGATGAGCCGTTTTGCAAGAACATCCAGCTCGTCCAATACCGCTACTCGCATAACCTGCGCTCTCCTTAGAACAAAAAGGGATTGCAAAGCACTTCTCTGTGTGCCTTATTGCAATCCCTTTGGATTAACCTTCGACTCTTTCGAATGGTTCTCTATTCTTTTGTTTCGTCTGATACTTTCTTTCGCTTGATGGAAATGACTTCCGGCTGCCCGTGTTCAATCTTCACTTCCGCCTGACAGCCCCTGTTCAGAACTGTTTCGATTTTCTGTATCGTTTCCTGTGTTAATTGGATTTTGGGCATTCCCAGCAGTCTCCGTTTCCTTCTTCTGATTCTCTTCGTAATACTGCATCGACTCTTTCCATGCAGCCTCAGGGTCTGAGAACATTCCGCTATACACAAATGCCAGCCGAGGAGCAATCTTCTCGTTCTGAAGCATGTTGACAAGCACCTGAGATTTAACAAGCGTATTCTCGTAATTTCTACGAGTGAACTTGATGTCGATGTTCGCAAGATGAGCATCGAAATCGCTCTTGATATTCCGCACGATCCGCAGAATGACTCGGAGAATGTTCTTCTCTGCTCTGTAATAGAACTTTTCCGTCTCTCTTGCTTTGACTTCGGCAGCGAAGTATCCGTCTCGGTAGATGACCGCCTGTCCGGTATCCGAAGTAGATGAACCGCCGTTGCGATTCGGCATACCGCTGATAATCAGCAAGCTCTCGTACAGGTCTTCTTTAAGAGTCTGTGCGCCTTCCTGATTCAACTCAGCCGTAATGTATCGTACTTCGCCTGGTGTACTCGGATCTACATCCTTGTACTTGATTGCGCCGAACTGCGACAGTTTCTCGACATCCTCACCGCTGAGATCGATATTCCGCAGTAACAGAATCGACTGAATGAACTGCTCGATTCCATCCATTCTGTTCGAAGCAAGGATATTCAGCGCATCCATAATCGGGATGACAGGTTCAAGCCGTCCACGCCGTGCGAGGTTTGCCTGATACTCGACAATCGGCACAAGTCCGATAGGATTTGCCATCTCGTACGGAAGTTTTCCCGAAAGCACTTCTGTATCGGGGATCTCGTAGTACGAGGTTTCCGTATAGACGCAGTACAGTTTGTTGTACGTGACATCCGTATCGGATGTATCGATGACCTTTACACCCATGACCGGAATCTTCTCGATGCCGTTGTAGTACACAACAAACGCTTCCCTCGGATCTAATGTCCGGCGGATATACGGAGAAGATGTCTGCTCTTCTTCGCTTTCGACATCCGACTTTGGCAGTGCGATTTCGAATCCGATACCGCAGATGTTAAGCCATGTGCCTAACTCGATATCTCCGGTTTCCTTATCGTTCTCCGCATTCCATGCGTTGAGGTTCTGTATCTCTTCTGAGCAGTCATCTTCGCTTCTTCCGGCATATACAATCGGATCTCCGAAGATATAGCCGTTGAAGAAGGACACGATTTCCTCGGCATGGTTGACGGCGGTTCGATTGCAGATATCGGGCCTTACAAGTTTTACCCGATTGAGAATCGGCTGGACTCCGAGGTAGTAATTGTACAGGTACTTGATGTCATTTACGTTCCGCTGGTAAGCAGGAAGCACCTTGTTAAGCACATAGCACACGTTTTCCCGTGTGATGTACCGTGAGGTTGTCCGTAATTCCTCTCTGCCGAGGAATGTTCCCACTTCCGACAGCGTAGTCGGAAATTTCGGGGGAATGACAACGTTTTCGGAAGTAGCAATCGTCTCCGAAGAGGATGTTTCCGTTTCGGTGGTCTGCACTTCGGTGTTTTCCGGCATAAAAACTCCCCCTTCCCGTGATTTATCGTCTGCATACTAGAAAAAAAGCAAAGATTCCGCAAGTGAAAACTTGTGTTTTCTTCACAAATGTGAATCAAAAAAAGGCAAAAACTCAAATTACTTCCCAAAAGTGGAAGTAATTCAGTAATTTTTGCCCGAAAAAGTGCAGTTTTCGCATAATTAGTTCCAATAATCGGAACTAATGAAGTTTAAAACGGTCTCGCAATGATCTGCACAGGCGCAACGTTCGACTTAAACAGGTTCGTAGCAGCCATCGACAGGGAGTCCGGTGCGTCATCGTGCTTGTTCTTCCCCTCGACCGTAAACGAGAACACATTCTGCATGAACAGATTGTACTCCTTGCTCCGGTGTCCGGCATCTCGGAAGATAAAGAACTGTCTGATGTCCGGTGCTTTGTCAAAAATACGTATCGCTTTGGAAGTATTCTGCGGTGCAGTGTGCGTAGTAATCGTGCAGTGATAGCCGAGTTTACGCATTTCCTTCTCGACACCTTCCACATAAGCCCTGGTTGTCTTGGATACTTCGAAATCTATCGTGTTGACCCCGTATCTCTGCAGTTTCTTCGCCAATAACGGCTGTGTAATGCTCTTGTCCTTGTTGTTGAACAGCACATCCACGACATAATGATCCAATTTGTTGTAGGACACGATAATCGGAACGGAAACAAAGTCTCCACCGCCGAACGCAGGGTCGCATACCGCCCATATCCGCATCGGGGGTTCTTCCGGCAGCTCCCCGTTAAAGTACCGCATTGTGTCAGGAGTGAAGACCGTAGCCTCTCTTTCGATAGGCATGTTCTGATACTGCGCCATGAAGCTTGCGGAATCGTTGTTTGCTTCGAAGGATGCCCGTCTCTGTCGGTAATACTCCGTAGAGAACCCGACTCCATACTTGTAATCGAAGTTCGACTCGTCCTTATCGTCCAATGCCGGAATCGTAATCTCTTCCCATTTCCGGTTTTTGAACTGCTCGTCATTCTCCAATGCACGCTTTCTTCTGCCAATCGGATCTTGCAGAGACCATCTCGTCCCAATCCACAGTATCCGGCAGCTCTCCTTTGCTCTTGACAACAGGTTGTTATCCACCGTTGTCCATGCTGTGTTAAGTCTGCTGGGATTCCTTGCTTCTTCAATGCCAGTCAATAAGTCATCTCCGGTCAAGATGTTATATGCATCGCAACTTCCGTTGAGTGAGCCGTACAGGCTTCTGCATGTAATCGTTGGATACCCTTTGACTCGGTCGATATTGATCGTTTCCTTGTCTCCGTTGGTTTCGACAATCTTCGCATTCGGAAATATCGTCCCCCAATGATACGTGAAACTGTCTGTCATGATTTCCAGCAGGCCCTTGTAAAATGCCTTCGTCAAATCGTCCGTAACAGAGCAGTATAGATTCGAATGCTCACTGTCCTTCCCGAACACCCATGTGTAAAACTCCTTGACGAGCTGGCTCTTTCCCGTTCTCGGTGGCTGAGAAAGAAATAACTCCTGTATCTCCCCTTCGTACAGTCTCTGCAGTGCTTTCGCATGCCCTAACAGCACATGCCTTCTCGGTAAGTAAAACCTCTCTGCCGGATTCCGGTCGTATTCCAACGCCTGTAAGTAATGATCTAAGTTCTTCGGCGCAGAAAACAACAGCAGTTTGAAAATAAGCGTCCTTAACTCCTCTGCCCTTGCGTAATCATTCTCCTTCACCGCTAATGACATCGCATAATTCAGAATGAACAGCACCTGGTCCGCTCTCCTGTATGGCTCGTTGTCACTTCTCCCCCATGCCACAAGCATATCTACCAGGTCTCTGTATATCTCGATGTCCCGCACATCTTTACGTGCGCTTGCTACGATTGCTTCGTAGAGTTCTTCGTTCTTCATAAACGCAATATAGCATAGAAACATGCATGCATGAGGGTTTTGTGTTGAGAGGTGGTCGGGGGTGTTACTTAGCAGCGGTAGGGGTATCTATATATCCCCCACGTACCCTGTTTGTTAAGCCTTCACAAGCATGGGCTGTGACTGTGCTTTGTGTGCATTTACTCGGTCACTTCGCATAATGTACATTATGCGTGTTTGTGAATATTTCACAATGCGGCTTAAACCGCATAACCATGCGGATATTTGAAGGTTGTGAAATAACCAGCAACATTCACAAGTGTTTGGAAACCAAAAACCGGAACAAATACCCCCGTTTTATAGCCCCGTGTTATGGATACTAACAACCTGACTATCGGTTATTGAATAACCGTTGAACGGATTCCAGCCAGCTGCTGCAGGGGGGTCAAGTATTTTTGCTTTACCCCCTGCTTATATATGTTACCTACACTATACCGGAATTATATACAGATAGTTATACACCACAAACAATAGTTAGTTATATATAATTATTAATCATTCAATATTCTATAATATAGAATGATATGCTTTGTGATAATATCCAGGATTTTAACATATGAGTATATATTCATATATTGAGATCCATTGTAGTATGTGAATTAATAGTAATATTTCACAATGAAACAAAAACAAAAGTTTTCATAATTTCCCATAAAAAAGTATAGAAAATAACCCCTTTATTATGTATAGGGGTTTACATCTCTATATATATCCGTATAATAGAGTATGTAAGGGGATGAACCACTATACAAACCCCTACTAGAAAAGAGAATACTAAACCATGAAAAAAGAAAAGAACCTCAGTTTCACCAAGCAGTTAGAACAGTCAATTTGTAAGAACCACACCGGAAAGATGAGCGGTATGTGGTCATTGTCAACCTCAGTTATTCTCAACCCGCATTGTCAAAAGCGGGCGCAGAATCCCGACTGCGTATGTCATTACTGTTATGCGGGGCGCATGCTTAAGATGTACAAAACGCTCGAGTCAAAACTTTCCAAAAACACGGAACTCTTAACAAAGACTCTGATTAGTGAGGCATTCATGCCCCGCCTGAATTGCATTTTCTTCCGTTTTGAGGCTTTCGGCGATTTGAACAATGAAACCCAAGTAATGAATTATTTCAATCTCTGCCATGCTAACCCGTTCACCCGTTTCGCATTATGGACTAAAAACCCTTGGATTATTCAGAGTGCAATAGAACAGGGGGCAGTGAAACCGGAAAACCTGAATATTATATACAGTTCTCCCGCCCTTAACTGCCGTGCTGATAATATGCCAAACCTGTACCCGTTTATTGACAAGGTTTTCACGGTATGGACAAAAGAATACTTATCAAACCATCCCGAAATCAAAATCAATTGCGGGAAACGCAAGTGCATGGAATGCGGGCTTTGCTACCTCAAAAACAATATCGTGTTTGTGGATGAAATCAAAAAATAATCCTTGTTAACAAGCCTTAACCCTTGAACCCGTTCAAGGGTTAACACGAGTCAACAAGGCTCTAGAAAAGAGATAAAACCCATGAAACAAACCACTAGCATTAACTACATCCGTTCTGCCCCTTATACGCTTAAGGCATTGCGGGAAACATCATGCACACCGGAAAGCGGATGGTGTGAACTGTATCACGTTGCTCTGACCGTAGACAAGGGAAACTGTCTTGTTTCCACGCTTTACGAAAAAACCTACAAATCAGAAAAGCGGGCTATTGCATGCTTTGAAAAGTTCCGGCGTGAAATATGGGGGTGATTAGTCAGCCTATACCGCAGAAGCCGTTCTGCGGTATACACGGGCTAATGATCCATCAGACCCGATTTCCAGGAAGGGGGTGTTTTAACCATGCTCGTTAATGATTGCGTTCTGCGTGTTGACAGGTTCTGCGGTGATTCCGTGTTTCATGTCTTCTGTTACCACAAACGGCGGGATGATTTTGAGATAGTCGGCGATTTCCAGCAAAGAGAAAACGCTGAAGCCGTTCTGCGGGAAATGCAGAATTCCGGCGGAAATGTTCTGCGATGGCTGAATGCCCACGACTAAAAGCTGAAAACGGCGGTTCTGCCCTATTTTCAGCGACCGCAGCGGGAGTCAGGTTCTGCGGTTCTGCCCAAAAAAAGAATCGAAAATCCTAAATTAATTTAAGTATAGGGATTGACCACTATACAACGAAGTGCTAATATATAGTTAACAAAGGAGATAATAAACCATGAAAGAATACTACTTCACTATTGAAGACGCAAACACGGGAGATGAAATTCTCACCACATGGAATCCACAGGAAGCATACGAGTGCGCTGAACTTGCGGAAGACGCCGAAAAGGAAATCTATATCACGGCGGATGTCTTCTGCAATGGTTACATTGCTGGAAGCGAAAATATGGATCGTGGAATGCTTGAAGATGAGTTCTGCGTAGAATCCTACAAAATGCTGAAAGACTATGAAGTCAAAGACGATGAAACAGTCATTGTCAACGGCAAGGAATACCCCTACGTTATGAACCTGTCTGAATATGTACCGGATGACTCTTGCCTCAAAACAACAATTGACGGCGTGAATTACTACTTCTGCTAAGATTGAATATCAGCCAATGCTCCCGACCTTCTGCCGGAAGCATTCACGGGTATTCAATCCCGAAAAGGAGAAAACTAGACCATGAAAAAAACCGAAAGATTAGGAACATTCAGCCGTGAGATTATGACATTCTTCTTCGACCTCGACCCCTGGAACGGCATGTCCGAGGATGAAATGATGGAGTCTATCGTGAACGACCTTACAGAAAACTCTTCTGCCGTTCTCGATGATCTTCGGGAAGTCATCAAAAACAGCGATGACTTCCGACCGGAAGAAGTCAGCAAAGCGCAAGAGCTTGCGGAAAGAATCGAAGCCTTCTGCCGTTGATGTTCAGCCATTGCCCCGTGTGCAGCACGAGGCAATCACGGGATATCAACCCGAAGAAAAGGAGATAAAACTAAACCTATGAAAGCAAATTGGATTTCTGTCAATGACGGACTGCCGGAAGAAAACGGAACGTACATCGTAACGACAACGTTCACCGTGAGCGGTAGAGAACAGTGCCGAAGGGTAGCATTCATGACATACCTTGACGGATGGACGGCAGAAGACAAGGACGGCAGCGGGGGCTGGAAAGTCATCGCCTGGACGGATCTCCCGACCGTCTACACAGACCCTCGTTACCTCAACAGGCAGTTTGTTTCTGCCGAAGCCATCTACACGGGCGGAAACATCTACGTGTATATGGGCGAAATAGAGGATGGCGTGTTCTTCTTCGCAATGGATGACATGTGCTACGATGTTCTGTTTCTTGACGCAGACCCACGGGAAGCTGACGATGACGCATTTCAGCCCAATTGGCAGCGGGAACACACGTTGAAGGAGTACTGCGATACTGATGAAGTGTTCGATTGGTTCACAAAAATGTATCTTCTGTCCTTCGATACTTCCGCAACTAAAAGAGAAAAAATCATCGAAGTGATCGACTATAAGCAGTATTTGAAAAACCATCAGTAATTGATGTTAGGCCCATGCGCTTCTGCTCAGTCAGGAACGCATGCACAAAATATCAATTATATAAAAATAAAGTAGTTGACTACTATATATGTAAAGTAGTATACTACAAGAGAAGAAAGGAGTTAAGGAATGCTTAGAATCACAGCAAAGGACTTCGACCTTCTGCTCAAAGTCCGTGAAACGCTGATTCAGGTCAACGAAGGACTTCCAGCAGACCCCGAAACCGTAGAACAGTTCATTCTCTACACAAAAGAGCTTGAGGAGCGGAAGGAAAAGGATCTAGAAGCGCACAGAGAAGCCCTTAAAAAGTGGCGTGAATCGCCTACCGGAAAAGAGAAGAACCGAGCAATGAACACTCGGAACATGAGAACCTACCGAGCAAAGAAACGTGCTGAAAAGGCACAGGAAACAGCCGAAACCGAAACAGAATAACCACAAAGGAAAGAGAGAAACTAAACCATGAAAACCACAAACACAATCACCACATGTTTCTACACAACGCCGGACGGAAACCTTCTTCCGAAGGAATACGTAAGCGCAGCACTCAACGCAGGCATCATGAATAAGCCGAAAAGCACGGTCGTGCTGGCTGAAGGCATCACCCTGGACCTTGCGGAATGCCCTCACCTGTTGATCGCCGGAACGACCGGAAGCGGAAAGTCCGTAATGCTTCATTCCGTGATTTGCAGTCTTCTGCTCCGCAACGGTCTGAATGACTGCGAAATGCTGATGGTTGACCCGAAACAAGTTGAGCTGACCCCGTTCTACGATGGAAATCCGCTCCTGAAACGCCCCGTCATCACAAACACTCTTGAGGCAATCAATGCCCTTCGGGATGTACAGGCAGAGATGAACAGACGGTACGCTTCCATGAAGGAACGGAGAATCCGCAAGTGGGATGGAAAGAAACTGTACATCTTCATCGATGAATTCGCTCAGTTAGTCTACACAGGCGGAAAGAGCGCACAGGACTTGGTCGCAAACATCGCCTTCCTCGGTCGTGCAGCGGGAATCCATATCGTCATCGCCGTCCAGCATCCGACCGCTGACATCATCAGCCGGAACATCACAGCGAACCTCACCGCACGAATCTGCTTACAGGTCGATAAATGGTCTGAATCACAGTTAGTTCTCGGAATGTCCGGTGCAGAAAAGCTGAGAGGAAAAGGCGATGCCTTTCTCAAGTTCGGCGGAGAAACCATTCACTTTCAGGGTCTGTACATCGATGATGACAGCCTGGACGCATACAGTCATTCTTGGATTCTTGAAACAAAAACCACAGAAGAATAAATACATAGAAGGAGATAACTAAACCATGAACTACTACAAAAACTATTTTCTGCGGTACATTTTCGCAGACGAGGCAACACGGGAAGCATCCCGCCAGCATTGGCTGAAATGCCACGCTGAGAATATTCTTTCCGGTCGTGAGGATCTGATTATCTTCTCTGCAAAGATTCTTGCTTCCATATCGCTTGCCGATGACATGCTGGAAAAACTGTCCGCATAAGAAAAGAGCGTGGATCTCACGCTCATTTTTTATGCTCAGAACAGCCTCGCCTGGCTCTGCCTGTTGTGGAAGTTGAAGTCTGCCTTCAGGTGTCCGCAGATGTCTTCCGCAGACGAGTGCAGCCATGCTCTCAGAATGTCATGCTCCATGACATGATACATATTGAACGTTCCGTCATTAAGATCCATCCGTGGGTATATCTCAATCCAAGAGCCGGACTTCAGCGGTTTACTTTTCAGATAATATACTTCATCACTTCTGTTATCATTTTTCTTATCATCAATAACATCATAATTGAAGTTAATAGTTAAACGGTCTTCAATATAAGTTTTCAGTTCATCAATGCTCATGAATTTTTTCCTGTGCCTTCTCTTCATATCTCCTGTTCCATCGGTCTATCAGAGCTGTCTTATCAAACGAGATAGGATCATTCATGTTCAGAAGAAAACACTTGTCCGTGTGTCTGACTTGGAGAAGAAACAGATTGCTCTTCCCTCTGACCAGCCGAGCCTCTGCTCCACAGAACGGACACGGTTTCAGGTGTCCTCTCATCGAGTATCAGTCCCTTCTGCCTCACAGAACGCTCTATTTGCCACCGTAAGGGCGGTTGTACGCAACGATTCCTCTTTTCTCGATAAAATATACATGAAGTCTCTAACATCGCTCACAGCCCCGTCTAAGACGGCATTTTTTTCAATCTCTCGGACATAGCCTTTCATGCAGTCCGAAATCGTGAAGAAGTATCCAATATCGATTTTCGATATGAATTCTTCTTTCGTCTTCGCCCTGTGTCCGATTCCGTGTTTCACAAGGACATATCCGGTCGTGTCCGGCATGATGTAATAGTCATCATCGATTTTTACTTCGATTGCGCTCATTTTTCCCCTTCCTTCACTACTTCGACAGTTTCAATTTGCTTCGGCTTCTTCGGTGTGAATTCCACATCGATGACATCTTGGTATCGAGCTGCAATGCTCTTAAGATCACGAGGGGTTTCCGAAATGTGCGTATGCTGAACCTCTGCCACATCTCGCATTCCATCGTAGTTCTTCTGAGCGAAGATGCCTGGAATCTGCGGTGCATATCCCTTCATGATTGCCTGTTCTCGGTATGCACCGAGATAATCAAGCACCCCTCTGAGGAAATCTCCCCGTTCGGGATTATCGGAATATCTAGGGCCGGTATAAGATTTGATCTGCTCTGCAGACAATCCGAGTGCTTTATATGCATTGATGTTCGCAAATTCCATACCGTACTCAATAGTCTTCTTACGATAATTAATAAATCTACGTTTTAACTCATCTACATCATTAGGATTAAGTTTTGTTCTAGGTTTTATTGCCATCATATACATGTCGAATTTTTCTGTGAAATCATCCGGCATCTTTTTGCTTGTCTGTTTCGGCATTTTTCAGTTTCACGCTCCCCTCTATCGGTTCTGCTCGGAAGCACCATCCATCAGGCTCGGTTTTGCATCCACCGCACCAAAAGTAGCAGATATCGTGAGCGGTAATTTTTTGAATACCGCCCACGATGTCATAGTGATCTTTTGCGTAGTGTTTGCAGTTCTTGCATCGGATGACGGACACTTTACCGTCCTGTACTTCCAAAACCATTGTCACCCCGTTCGGAATCCGTGCTGAGTTCTTCGACCTGTTCAAGTTCCGGCGAAATGCACGGAATGATAACAAGTTGAGCAACCTTATCGCCTTTTTTGAACTGATACGGCAGTTTCCCGAAATTGTAGAGCTTCACAACAATCGAACCTGTGTATCCGCAGTCAATTACACCGCCACATGACACAACCCCGTGATTTACATTCAGACCGGACTTGGATTCGACCTTTCCAAAGTATCCTTTTGGAATCTCCATGTGTACTCCTGTGTCGATTACGGCTGAACAGCCATTCGGCAGCACGGTCACATCGAACGGTGTCCGAAGATCCATTCCGGCATCATCCTGGTGCGCCCTAATTGGCATATATGCATCTTTATCAAGTTTTACTCTCACGCTTTACTCTCCTGTGTTTCTTTCGCTCTGCGATTCCATTGAATGATCGCTACATCCGGTATGTTATACGGTGGCAGCTTCGTGTAATTCATGATGCAGTTTGGCTTATGGTATCCGCAAAGGTAATACATCTTGTTCTTCCTCTGCTCAAGGAACATTTCCATTCCGCAAAAAGGGCAAGGTTTAAGATCTTTCACTCGGCTCGCACTCCTGTTCCGGTTCATCGGTTTCATCCGTCTCATCGATAATCAGATGTCCGTCAGTGTAGTGCTGGTCACGCTCACGCCTCACCATATCTTCGATGTATTTATACTTCATTGTGATTTGTACTCCCTCTGCCATTACGCTCAGAGTTTCTCCAAGATCATCGGATGTGAAGTGAACCAACGCACGACACTTTTTCAGCGGTTCTTTTGATGTCGAAATAAATGCTTTCAGGTTTCTAATCAGTGTCATTTCGGTTTCCCCTTTCTAATTGAATGAGTTCCATCGCCATCGCAACCTGAATGTCCCCACACCACTTTTTTAAATTATCGTCTTGGATGTGCTGTGTTATTTCTGCCGGGTTAATATCCTGTATCAAGTCGCTCAGTTCTTTGAAGTGATCGTGATTCTCATTGCAGAAATAGCACTTTTGTTCCAAGTCGGTTTCGATTCCTTCAATGTCTTCCTCAGACAGCTCGCACTCGCAATATGTCCGTATCAGCTCGGCGCATACTTTCGTTGCGTCTTCTAATGTAATCATCAGGAGCATTTCTCGGTCTCCTTCCGTTCCGCTCTCCCGCAATAATTATCTGTGGGAACATATACGCTCTTGTCTTCGGGGTATCCGCTCATGTTGTAATACGTGCATCTGCCCCCAACATTAGTTCCGTATGTAACAGTGACTCCTATACCGAACAGGTCGAATGCTTCCTTCGGGAACTCGTTGTATTCGTATCTTTCGCCGTTTTTCTCAACGTGAGGCGGGTCGAAATATTTACAATCCTTGCACCGTATCAGTTCCTGTTTACGCACAAGCAAGCCACCTTCTACTTCGTTTGGCGATTCTATGCAAATGTATTCCTTCATTCCGTCACCTTCGGCTCTGCCTTTGAACAGAAATCGTCTTCTGCTATGTATCCATTGAGTCCTGTATACCCACACCTATGCGACACATCAAATTCGTACCATTTACAGTCCTTGCACCGTATCAATTCAATAATTGGTTCACCGAAAAACGAAACGATTTCCTCTTGGTTTGTCTCTAAATGCTTTGGAACGTGGACAATGTATTCTTTCATTCCGTCCCCCACTAAAACCTGTAATTCGGTGGAACAACTCTAAGTCTTCCGATACAGCGATATGACCATGTCAGTGGGTCTTCTTCACAGACGATATCCATGCATTCAGTTAAGTGTGGCTTCATTTCGTTCAGCAGTTCGTTTCTGATAATTGACTCAGACTCCTTATCACCAAGTTGATGAATCATCTCATACGGAACGCTAACTACCGCCTTGAGCGGAACTGCGTGAGGATTGTGAATGATTTTCAGCTCTCGATAACCTACTTCTTCAAACACCGTTCCGCAGTATTCGCACTTCATAGTCACCCGATTGATAGGCGCACCACAGTTTGGACAGGACAGGGGAGTTAAGTCTTTATTCATCTTTATCCATCCTCGCAACGGAATTAAAGTATTCAATTCGTGTGTAAGTTACACTGACGGTACACTCTTCCTTAGTCCACCCGTTCTCTTTGGTAAAGAATCCGTCATACAGTTCAAACATCCGATCATCACGGCTGATGGTTATTATTTCTTTCTTGGTTATCATTCTTCATCCATCCTGCACCCGCATTGCGGGCAATAGTTATAATCAACTCCCGACGGTTCTTCAAATGTCAGACCGCATTCAGAGCAAGTCTGTTCAAGTAGAAAGCCGTTCGGCAAATATGTGCATTCCCACTTCCCATGACGCACGGGTTCTGCGTCTATGGTTGGTGCATCGGCAATCATACATTTCATTTGTGTCCGCTCATCCAACTGAGCGGTGTATCGAATTGCCGAAGGATTTAAATTTCCATTCGGCATCATTGACGGTGTGTCTAATACTCTTTGCTGTGCTAACTTTTCTTTTTTGGCAATCTGCTCATACAGCGCATCTGCATCAATTAACCGTTTCATAAGCAATCTCCCAGCATTACTGCGCATAGCATGATAAGCAGTCCTAGCATCATAAGGAAGAAACCGAGAACACAGAGAATTTCACCGACCCGTATGATTGTTTCAAAGTCTATGCTGTCAATCAGCCTGGTCATGATCCTTCATCTTCCTTTCCAATTCTTCGGTTGCTTTTTCAACCATCACCTGAATGCCGTCAAGCACGAGGAATGCCTCAATTGCCTTCAAGGAGATAATGCAAATGACTAAGCCATAGGCGAAACGTTCAGCGACAATTCCGAAGAATTTTCCAACAATCAGCGGAATAATAAGATGCACCACAATAAACACAAATTTCGAAATATTAATCTCTGCTGCGCTTGCCTGTGAAACATGTTTTTCCTCTTCCATGCTCATATATTTCCTTTCAGTCTCTGATACTCTTCCCAAGACACGGGAGCGGATTCGCCGTAAGGTCTTTCACGGAATATCCGCTCCTGTTCCTGTTCTTTCGTTTCCCATCTGACAAGGCCCTGTCGAGCGCACTCTTCGATGAACTCGACTGGACTCTCGTTTTCGTGTGCATTTCCATCCCTTTTCCACGGAAACGGTGGATATGTCTTTCGATACTCCGTTACGACCGTCTTTTTGTGGGTTGTAGGATCGATTTCGTCTCGGAAGGTTGCACAGTAGGGCAAATACTCATAAATCGGATTCAGGGTGCTTAAATCAGCGATTTTGCCCATCTTCAGCACTTCCCTTCATGTCGATTTCCATCAGAACCTTCTTCCCGATTCCCAAAGCTGATAAATGCAGGGAATCTGAGATTGAGAGAAGATCACCGCTCTCGACCGCTTCCTGTTCAGCCTTGTCCTTCAGGTTGTTGTACTTTGCGTAGAATCTCGGTCTTTCTGACTCAAGCGAGCCAGGGGTGTTCTTCAGACGCTGAATGTCTCTGATGGAATAAATCTGCTGTGTGATTCTGTCACCGTTTTTGAGATGCCTTCCTACATCCTCGATATCGATGTATCTGACCATGTATGCGACATCTTCCCAAGCGGTGGCAGCATCGTACACGGTGATAAGTTCCTTAACTCTGTAGGTAATCTGTCCGATGCTCGGAGCAAACCCTGTCCGGTTTTCCGCAAGTTCCTTCTTAACAGCCATCATTACGATTTCATACGGAATCTTTTTGAACATCTCCAGCCACAGGTTGCTTGCTGTTGAGAACTGCCCCTTCGTCCATCCTTTGAAGGACTGCGGATAAGCAACGTAGATGATGTTCATGATTTTCGACATTTCATCTTTTGTCATATCTGTCTCTCCTCAGAACGGAAGGAATCCCATCGGATCTTCTTCCGCTTTTTGCGTTTTTCTGAAATGCTCCTGTTCCCGTCTTTCCCAACCTCTGACCGTAGCCTTCCAATCTTTCATCTTCGTCTTGCCTACGATCCACCCGTTCGATTGGTAGTAATCGATAAACTTCTGAGCATCGATGATGTAGTTGTTTTCGGTGATGTAGGCTTGAACATCTTCCACGGTGGGCGGAATGAAGCGAGGAGTTTTTGGACTTTCTTTCTTAGATATCTCGTAAGAGATATCTTCTTTCTTTAAGTCTTTATATTCTTCTCTTCTTACTTTATTTACTTCTTTATATTCTTCATTCGTTGTTAGTTCCGTGTTAGTTCCATGTTGGTTGCATGTTAGTTCATTGTTAGATGGCATGTTAGATAGCGTGTTAGCATCGTCTTCAAGAACCTGGAAAATGTCGTATTTTACGATACTTACGAGCATTCCGTAGCGTGTTGGTTGGCATGTTAGTTGGCGTGTTGATTTTAGGCGATTTATAGCCGTGCGTACGTTCTGCACTGACAAACCTGTTTCTTTAGCCATATCTTGAAGGGACATGAGCAACTGCCCTCTTTTGACTTCTATTCCCCTGAATCTTCCGTCTCTCCAATTCGCCCGGAGAAGGAGATAAACCCAAAAGTGGGCAGTCTTGGGATCAGTGAACCATTCCCAATCAATCATCTGTCTATATAGTTTGATGTGACCGCCCGTGTAACTCATTGCTTACCACTCTCCGCCATCTCGGACACTTTCCAAAATGTCCATCGCATTACCGATAAGCTCCTTTGCCTTTTTGAGGCATTCAAGAGGACAATGCTCGATTGCAAGGTCAACTTCAAGTGTTACATCGTCCAATGTGTCAAATGCGCTCTCAGCAAGCTCTGAACACCGTTTCCGGTCATATTCACGCTCCTCATTCTGCGTCATCTGTTTTTACCTCTTCCTTCGGCTGTTTCCGCTTACGTGTACGCTTCGGCTTTGTGTTTTCCTCAAGCGGTTTGATCTCCACAGCCTCTTCGGCAGCCGTCTCTTTTGGATGACGCTCGTCATAGTCCTTCCACAGATCATTCAGCGACTGCATCATCCATGTCCGGTCAGACTTGTATTTGAGAATGAGTTCCTGAAGGGCTTTGTTAATGTCCATCGCAATTTTTGTGGAACTCTGAGCAGTTTCATTCTGAATGTGGGTAATCTCAGCAAGGTTTTCCACATTCTTTTTGATGCTGTTGATAACCTCGGTGAAATCCTCTGTTTTTACCTCTACAACAACAAGTGCGGCAGTACCGCCAGCAACCGCTCCAATAACGAGCGAAACAAGCACAACAATAACTGTATTCATATTTTTTCCTTCCTATTTTTTCTTAAAACGGCAGATCATCAGGGTCGATTTCGGGATACTCTCCAGCACCGCTGTCTGCGGTGCTTACTCCAAGCACAGAATCCACAGAATTATCCACATAAGGTTTCTGATTGTCTGCGCCCTGATTTGAGCCGTACGACATGTCATGAACCTCTCCGACTGTACAGGTATTCGTGTATACCTTCTTGCCCGTCCGGTCTGTGTAAGATCCACTCGTCCACTGACCGATGATGAAGATTGGAGAACGCTTCTCGTACTTATCGAGAATGTGCTTGGCAGTCCATGACCATGCTGTGCATGGAATGTAATCGCTCTGCATCTGTGCATGTGCTTCAGCTTCCTTTTTGGTCTGTTTCCGATTAACACCAATCATGAACTTGCATCCGATTACTTCGCCGTTCTTTTCGATTTTCTGAATGTCCGTGGTGATGACACCCTTGATTTCAATTCGGTTGATTCCGTTTGTGTAAGCCATTATTTACCTTCTTTCTGTTTTAGAGATATTCAGCAATATCCCCTTCTTCACCTGTTTCCTCATCGCCGAAGTGCCGTTTGCACACTGCGATTGGAAACTCTTCGATTTCTGAAGTCCACAGCACCGACTTCGGGCCGTTGCATCTCGCCCATGCGAGAGGAAATCCCGAGATTCCATCGAATAACGATCCGAGCGTAGCCGGACGCTCATACTGAGCTGAGATTCTTCTCAGCAGATAGAACCAAAACGGTGTTGCGATACTGTTTCCCAACGCCTTGTACCGTGGGCTGTCCGCTGGCTGATGGATTTTGCCTTTTGAGTCTGTCCATTCACCGATGTCAGTCCAATTGTCAGGCAGCCCCTGTAGCCGTTCGCACTCAAGAGGAGTTAAACGCCGTACAACCGTGTGTACCTGCTTCTCTTCTTCGTTCATTTCAGTAGACCCCCCCCCCGCTCAAAATCAGATCCGTTGCATCCTTGTAATCCCTCTGTTTCAGAGCAGATGCCTGTTCCGATTCCTTGTAAACTCCGAATGCTTGAAGCGTGTAATTCATATTTTTTCTCCGTGACAAGCATGTCGTTATATGCATCCTGTCCGTTATAACTTCCGGCGTGTGCGCCTGGACTCAATGTCCCTGTTTTGTTCTGATATGTTTTCGTCATCATCTATCACAATCACAAGCGGTACGTTACCCCCCCCTGTTCCCATTCTTGAAGTCAATGACTGACAGATTCCATCATCAACAATCTTTATCCGAGAATCGTTTGGATGATGCTCAAGTACAATCACTTTCATTTCTATCGTTAAGTATCAGAGTCGGAGTTCTCGCTTCCGTGTTGTCGAAGATGTTAAGGGTATCGGAAACCGAAGTTTCCTCATACCCCTGCGCCATCTCCGTATTCATCGGATGAGCTTGTTTCCGATAGGTTTTGGTAACCCCCCCCGATGTGGTCTGAGCAGCCACAGCGTGTTGCTCCGTGCTGTTCAATGTGAACATCGTGTCTGTGACGGCATAGCCACCACCGTGATGGGATTCTCTTGTGCCGTTGCCTTCAATCGCCACTGTCTGAAACAGGCTCTGATCTTGTGCAACGCCTATCGTTCCCGACATCTCGGTCTGAATCAACGCTCCCTTTCCGGCTCGCTTGCCGTGGGAGTCAATCTCTCGCCCCCCCCCGCACTTTGAGAGTGAATGCGCTTGGTTCATCAATGCCTGTTCCAACTGCTCCGGCAGTTTCTTTCCTCTCCGGTTCGCTCGGTTCAGGATACCTGCGCAAGCCTTTTCGCTCAAAGAGTATTTCGGGTGCGCTGAGTCCACCAAAATCTGCGACAACAGCGATTCGCTTACGCCGTTGCGGTGTTCCGAGCCAAAGGGGATTTCCTGTGTCATCCCACATGGTTGTTCCCCAAAACTGAGCATCGTGAATTCTCCAAGCAACGCTCCATCTTCCCATGTCATCGTAGAGGCATCCGCTCCAAGCCCACTTCTTTTCAGGCATAGGCACATCGGGAGCGTTCGGGTCTGCGATGCGGACGATTTCCGTGAGGACGGCTTGGAAGTCTTTTCCTTGGTTTGAGGAGAGGCTTCCTGGCACGTTTTCCCAAACCATGTATCGAGGTCGAACAAGGAAAGCTGACCTTCCACTGGCTCTGTCATGTTCTCTCATCTCCTTTACTATTCTGATCTGTTCCATGAACAGACCGCTTCTTTGACCTTCAAGTCCGGCTCTCTTCCCTGCCACGCTCAAGTCCTGACAGGGAGAACCGCCTGTAATGCAATCAACAACAGGGAGTTCCGCTCCGTTGAGTTTTGTTATGTCTCCGTAGTGACGCACTAGAGCATCCCCCCTTCTATTGCTCTATCCCACTCACGCAGCCTCTCGTATTCCTTAACCTTTTTGGTGAGTTCCCGATTCTCTGCGTAAGTTTTGAAATTGAATTCTTCAGCCCTCTGAAGGTCACGAGTCAGTTTCTCTATCTTCGTTTCAAGACGGGTGATTTCTCTGTGAAGGGCCTTTTCTGTTTCAGTCATTGTCATCTCCTAAGTAGTCAAATATATCCATCTGATGATCTTCTTTGATGAGCCGAGAGTTCGGTCTGTACTTACGAAGCATCTCCTGACGCATCGGTTCGTACTTATCACGCCACGTACTCTCTCTCTCTCTCTCGTACGATTCATCGAACGGTAATTTGACACCCTGTGCGATGTAGACATCCTTCAGCCAATGCATGGCAGCACGGTATCGATTTGGTTCGTTATCGAATAGGTATTTGAGATCCCTGTCGATATATTTGGAGTATGGACATGCCATACATCCGGTGCGGTCGAATCCATACTTTGTGTAGGCTTCCGACATTGGAACGTTGTACTTGGCAATGAATTCTTCGACATCGTCATTAGTCCAATCGATGATTGGTGCTTTTTGAATGATGCCGGTCTTCAACCAAGTGCATAGTTTCCCGCCTGTAGCCAATCGCCTGTTTGCAGCCGTGTCTCTTGCTCCGCCTTCGGCGATACGGACACCTTGCATCGCTCCTAACATTCCGCTCTCTTTTGCGTAATGCTCAAACGGTTTTTTCTTCATCCATTCACAGCACTTGTTGCTTGCTTTGATGTCGAAATCGTCATGGAACATATGCATGTCTTTATCTGCGAGGAGATGTTTGCAAGACTGCCTTCCGGTGCTTAGTGAAGTGCCTAGTAGTAGTAGTAGTAGTGACTCACTACGTTTTCCGTAGTGAAGCTGATGAAGATCCTTGGACTTCATTTTCGATTTGAGTGGTTTCCCGAATTCTTTCAGAACCTCATCGAAGCTCTTCAGTGGTCGGATGACTTGGACATTCGGGTAATAGTTTTCTTTTACCCATTTCACGAAGTCCACCGTCACGCCAAGTTCAATTCCCGTGTTGCTGAATACCGCTGGAATATCGCCAACAGTTCCGAGTTCCTGACACTGTTTAATGAGTGCCAGCAGAACCGTAGAATCTTTCCCGCCACTGAACGACAGGTAACACTTGCCGTCTGTTTCATTCCACAAGTCTTCGATTCGGTGCTGTGCGGTTGTCATCTTTTCATCCAATGACATCGGCAATCCTCAGAACGGCAGTTCATCGAGATGAAGATCATCAGGGTCTTCGTATTCGATGAACACTTTTACCTTTGGTGACTCGGAATACGTTTTAACCACAACCGCTTTGTATATCTGCGAATCATCGAGATAAGCGATTCCATTTAGCGCATCGCTGATAATCTTGCCGATGTTATCCCAATCCGGCTTGTGAGGGGTTATATACCCCTGCAGAGCCTTCTCTTTTTTCTTCTTCGACCAAGATGCCGGAATCGGGAATTCAGCCTCTACAACCATCACCACGCTCTTGTCAGTAGGAACGTGGTTCGGATACTTTTCGCTGAAGAGAACCTTCACGAGATTTTCGTAGTTGGTTGTTTCCTTCGGCGTATATGTGTGACCGACTCGTGTCATCCTTGGTCGCTGTTTTCCAAACGGCTTTCCAGGGATGACAAACGAGAATGACGAGTAATCACTCATCCTTAACCTCTCCGGTTTCGGTATCGACCACTTCGACATACTCTGTTTCATCAGAAACAAGTGACATATCCTGTGCCATATCCGTCTTGATGGTTTCGTCTTCCGCAATCTTACGCATGATGTCTGTGGACAGAGGAGCGTACTTCAGAACCTTCTTGATGACAGTCTTCTTTGCCATCTCAGAGAAGTTTGTCTGCCACGGAGAGAATCCGGCATTGGCAGCCTTGCTGAACCGATTCATGTGACGGGTGATGTCTTCCTTCGACATGACCGTGAATCCTTCACCACCGTTTACAAGTTTGAAGACTGCGTAGTAGTAGATCACTTCGCCACGGTCTTTGATCGCTGGCTTATGGACAAGTTTCGGTTCAAGTCCGAGTTCATATTCGAACTCATCGTTTTCGTAGACCTCTTCGGCATAGATTGTCTTGACCTGACCGGAGCGGTATGCGAGATCAATCAGTCCTTTGTAGCCAATCTGAAACTGTGCCTCAAGCGTTCCCTTGTTCTTGTACGGGATAAGGTACGCCTGTCCAAGCGGAGTGTTCGGCTCAAGACCGAGCTGTGCTGCGTTCATCATTCCGGCAAGGAAACTGTTCGGAGTACACTGCTGGAGCTGTTTGTTATTGCTGATTGCAGACAGGACGATACGGCTGAACCGTTCCGGTGTAATCGTGTTCGGCAGGGCCTTTTTGATTTCCGGCATCATCACCGTCACATAGTCCTTCATTGTCTGCGGTGCTTTCTTAGTTGAAACTGCGGTGTTGTTCGTAGCCTTTGCTACAGGTGCTTTCGCTTCCTTAATCTCTGTCATTTTTTAATTTCCTCTTTCCCATTTTTTGAAGTAGCAAGATCCATCGATAAGCATTCCTTTGTTGATGCACTCGGTGTACTTCTTGCCACCGCTCTTGAAGAATTCAGCCTCAACGAGGACGAATCTTGGATATTCTTTGATGACCGTGACTTTGTCCGGCAGATGCGGAGTCATGGTGGAGATTGTTTCATTCCATGTGAACCCGCTCGTACACTGATACAGAATGTCCCCTGGTTCTAAGCCAAGAGGGGTGTCGATGTTCAGCATCAGAGCGACTTCTCCACAAGACGGAATACTCTTGTGCCTTTGGCATTTGCCTTCCACGAAACAATGAACTGTCCGGTTTCGCCCTTCTCAGCTTCGCCAAGGACTGCTTTGATTTCGTTCTGATACTTGGTCTTCAGTTCCTTCAGGTTCTTCTCCTGTGTGCCGAGTTCCAGCAGGGCAAGCAGTGTGTCTTCCTGTGATTCAAGATTGACTGTTTCGCCCTGATGCTCTTCGGGATACATCTGCTCAAGCGTTTCCTGTGTAGAGTCAGATCCATCGATTTCAACAGGTTCACCGCTCTGCACATGATTCCAAAAGTCTTCACATGCATCGAGCATCCGTTCGATTGCCTCGTCATCTCTGCTGATCTTTGTGATGTAGAAACGGTTGTCTCTCTTCGTTGCGAGATACCATGTATCCCATCCGGTCAGAAACATGTAGAACATGCACTGCCAATAATGCGATTCGGGGATCTCCCCCTCGTCATATTTCGTCTTGTTCCATGAACTTGTGGTCTTAATCTCAAGACCCCACTTGCCCTTTGATGCGATGCGGTCAACGTGTCCTCTGAGATACGGATACTCCTTGCATCCGTATGCGTAATTGGATTTCTTAACCTTCAGCTCAGTCTTCATCGTGAACCGCTTGGCGATGATGTCCTCTTCCATGACACCAAACCACACTGCGTCCTTGTCAGAGATATCCTCGACTTCAATCAGACCTGTTTTCTCAGCCCACAATGTGTAGGGTGACTTCCACTGATTGACTCCCATGATCGTGCCGATATCAGAACCGCCGATGTACCCATTGCGGTTTTCGATGTCCTCACGAACATTTGCGACCTTTGTCTTGGTCAGATGGTATTTCTTCGATGTCATAACGGCAGCCTCTCGTTATTTGAGAAGAAGTCCAACGCTCTCTTGCGTCTGTTGCTGAACTGCTTCTGACGGATCTTGATGAGCGAACCTTCTTTTCCGATTGACTCCATGATTTCGTCCTTGTCACGGGTCAGGCGATACCCCTTGCGACCGCTGATGATATAAACGTTGTGTTCACCGTCTTCTCCGAATTTGTTGTTCCAATCACGGACGAGCATCTTCAGCCCTCTAGGGTTGTCGGTGATTTCGGATGCGGTCTGCCAATAATACGTGATGCCGAATACATTCCTTGCCATATTACTTATCCTTCCTGTATCTCTTTCCTGTTCGCTGGTATGTGTTGTTTCCTTCCCCTCTTTCGCCATCTGTTGGAAGGAAGAAGATGAACTTGTTTGCTCTGTCGATTTTTCGTTCGTACACCGCTCGTTCCGATTGGTAGACAACCGCTTCCGCAGACAATGGGCTGAGTATTTCAAACTCCGGTGTTTGAAACCACTTGAGGATTTCACGCTCCTCTGTCCTCGCCCGTCTCATTACTTCGTTACGGTGATAGCCAGGGTGGAATGTCCGGTGGTCGTAATTCTCTGTTTCCTTGTAGTGCTTCAGCTTCTTTCGGCAACGAGCGATTTCCTTTCGAAACGGCAGTGCCTCATCAAACAGGTCTTCGATTTTCTCTGTTGCTGTTCGAACCTTCCTTTCGTTCCTCGCTCTCTCGTTTCGGATGTCACTTTGCAGTTCTTTCTTCATCCGTTCATCTTCAGACGATCTCGGCTTCCACTTACGAACCCTTGCGAGTTGTTTGTCGTTTTCGCTGATTCGGTTAAGTGCTGCCGTCATTGCATCCCTGTTTGTCTGAATTCGCTTGTTGATGATCTCCATCTGCTGTTCACAGTTCCTCAACGATTTCCGGCACTCTCGCTTTTTGCTTGCGTGCGACTCCAAGAGATAGACCCACTTTTTGTACTGATGGTCAGCAACCTTTTGGTAGATCCGGTCAAACCGGCCCATCTCGTCATCTCTGTAGAAAATCTGAACGATGCAGTAGTCTTCGATTGCCCTTGCGACAATTGCTCCGGCGAGTGACTTGTAGCATTCAATTGGCGCATCCTCTGTTTCCTGTGGCTCGTATGGGAATCCCTTTGAATGTTTGGTCATATCCACATGACCAGGAACAGAAGACCGACCGCTAACGATGCCCCAAGAAGCATTCCAAACCACAGCCCTGCGTAGAACTCCTCAAATGTCGGAACTGTGTAATCAAACAAATCTTTCATGCCTGTTCATTCCTTTCCTTAATGCTTCGAATCAGTTCGTCCCTTGAGATTCCGGCGATTCGCAAGACCGTTGATACTCTGACCTTCGTCCGGTCGATGTAGTTGTTGCCAAGCTCGGCTCGTTCAATCTCCTGTGCTTTTCCGAAGATGTCGCATGCGTTTTGATGTGACATGCTCAGAAGCCGTGAGATCCCTGCTTTGTTTGTGTACAGAGCAGTAGCCAATTCCATATCTGTTTTCCTTACTTTCATGCATTTCCCTCGGCGATGGCATTATGCCAACATCACTTCCCAAAAAAAATCATCATTGTCTGCTCAGGCGTTAGTTCTAACAGTTCATAGATCTTGCCAATCTCTTCGGTCGTGAACGGTCGTTTGCTGTTGAGTTTGTAACTAAACGACACCCTGCTTAATTCGAGTTTTTTTGCAAGGGCAGAACCGTTGTAACCCTTGGCTGCCATCGCTGACATGAGTAGGTTCTTGTCTGTCATCGTTTCCTCTCCTTTCTGTTGCCTCTTTGCCAACAACAAGGTCAATATAAACCAACATTGGCATATTGTCAACACTTGAAATTAAATTATTTGCGAATTGTTGACATATCGGGAATTGCTTTTTATATTGCTTATACAGGCTAGGTGAATAATATGACAACAAATAATATCGGAGAAAGGATACGGTCCAGGCGACTGCAACTCCGGCTGTCACAGGAAGAACTTGCGCTTAAAACAGGTTACACCGACCGTTCCACCATCAACAAAATCGAAAAATCAACAAGAGGACTTTCACAGGATAAGGTTACAGTTTTCGCACGGGCTTTGAAGACATCAGAAGCATACCTTCTCGGTCTTGTAGATGATCCTAATTGGAGAATGCGTACGACTGAGGAGAATGACTTTGTCGCAACAATCAACGACAGCGAACGAATACTAATCGAGAAGTACCGTGCTGCCGATGACGAAAAGAAACGCATCATCGCCTATCTGCTGGAACTAGACAAATAAAAAAACAGCCGAGGTAACCACCCCTCGACTGCCAAAAGAGATAATGTAACGGGTAACCACTCCCGTTACACCACTAAACCAATAACATTATAACATCAGTTTATAGGAATGGAAGAGGAAAATTTAAATGCCTGTCTATAAAGAAGACAACGGTACGTATACCGTCAGATATTATGCAAAGGACATCATCACAGAGCAGAGCAGACAGATCCGCAAGCGAGGATTCAAGACCAGGCGAGAAGCAGTCGCATGGGAAGCTGAGTCCAAAGCCTCACAGCAGACTGTCCGGTCGAGCGTTTCCTTTTGGGAAATCTTCCAACGGCAGCTCGACAATAATGACACCTCAGTAAGCACACGCTCAAAAAAGGAAGCGTGGGTCAGACAATACTTTTCAGAGTATTGCGACCAGCCGATAGAGCAGATTTCGAAAGCCAACCTTGTCGATTGGAGAAACAGCCTCAAAAACAGCGGTTTATCCGTTCGAACCATGAATTGTGGGTTGCAATACATCCGAAGCGTTTTCGCCTTTTATAGCACGGTCTACGGCGGGTATAACACAGGCTCAGTGCTGAAGTCTTTCAAACTAACGAAAGCAGACAAGACAGAGATGCAGATTTGGACTCCTGAGGAGTTTCAGCAGTTCGTAGACGCAGTAGAGAATCCGGTCATGAAGGCATACTTCACCTTCCTGTTTTGGACAGGCTGCCGGAGAGGCGAAGGCATGGCGATCACAAAAGATTGCTTCCAGGGAAACCGTTGCCACATCTACCGGAGTATCAAACACTATGCAAACGGGTTCAGCCCTCTGAAGACAGACTCTTCTGAGCGGACAATCACGATAGACTCCAAGACAATGGAAATGCTGAAGCCTCTGATTGCCGAAGCAGATCCGTTCGTCTTCGGAAAGGTATCGTCCATTGGAATCACCACAATTAACCGAGAGTTCAGAAACGGAATAAAGAAGTCCGGTGTGAAACCGATACGTGTCCATGACCTTCGCCACAGCCATGCCTCGTTCCTGTTGAACAACGGAGCAAACATCCTTGCGGTGTCCAAGCGATTGGGCCATGCGACCATCAATCAGACCTTGGAAACCTATGCACACCTGATGCAAGATACCGAGGAACAAATGATGGAAATTATCGAAAACAAGTCCAAAACAAGTCCAAAACACTAAAAAACCGCTCTGTTGAGCGGTTAGAGCAGATGAGGGGAATTTATGAGAGGGTATTATACCCTCTTTTAAATGCTTAAAAATGCATTAAATTCGTTTTAAAGTTTCATAAAATTACACGTTTTTAAAAATTTTAAGTCCAAAATAAGTCCACCTTAAAAGCATCGTGATTCGGTTTTTCGTAAACAGAAAACGAGTGCTATGGGGTTCACTCGTTCTCTGTGTTCTAGAAAGGAATTGAATATGGATGCTTGCTCGTAAGTGCATCGCCTTGCCTTGAGAAGCAACCACAATATAGCAATTCCGAAACAATAAAACAAACAAAAACCGTGTGCTACCAACACACGGTTTTTTGAGTGCGGTGCGAAGCAGAAAAAGGAGGAGGAGAAAAACTGCCACACCGCTAACATGATTGTCCTTGCACCCGTACGCAGTCTTCGGACAATCGGATTTTATAACTCGCTTATCTCATTGATTGCGTCATCGATCTTGCTTGAATCCTGTCCGCCGGATTTTGCCCAAAGGAGAAGAGCCAGGAACGCTTTGCTCTGTGCCTTGGTTGTCTTCTCCAGCTTTGACTCGGTTTCCCTGATCTTAGCGTGTGCATGGTCGATGTCTTTTCTGACATCTAATAGTGCGTGTTTCATTTCGCCAATGTCCTCTTTGTTTCTCTGAACATCCGATTTCACCGCTTCCAGCGGAGCGTTTGCGTTCTTTTTAACAGTCGCTGTCGAGTTAATGAGATTGAGGATTTGCGATGCCAAGAGCAGTACACCTACTACTGCGACCCAAGTGATTTCCGTCATTTATCACCACCCCCTTCCGCTTTCTTAAACTGATAGCCGAAGAAGAACGATATACACATTGTATAAATGCTGACGAATTTATCCGGCAAATCATCGCCACGCAGCACGAGCATACCGAATACTACCGTCAGGAAGATAGTGATGATGCTCTTTACAGACATAAGTGAAGCAATGCGCTGAAGAATGATGTGGTCATTCGGTGTAGGTTCGGGATCTGTCCACCCTTCCACGGGTGTCATTTCGGGGGTTTCTACAGGCTTTTCCTGTTCCATAGGTATTTCCTCACTTTCTCCCGTTTCGGGGTTTGTAGACGGGGTTTCGATAGGTTCTGAAGGAATCTGTGGCTCTTCTACAGGTGGCGGCACAGGCTGTGAAGGAACAAGAGGTTTTTTAGAGATGATCGCAACAGCGGATGGGCATGCTCTACCCGTGTCTCGCACGTATTCGAACTTGCCTGTGCTTGTATTCACTCTCCCAAACTGTGCGCTCCCACCGCCGTCTAGGAAGGCAATAGAATGGAAACGCAGAACCGTCTTGAAGTCTTCCGTAATTTGCTTCGGTGTGCAGTCCTGTAGAGCCAATCCCAAGACATAAGAGCCATCGCTCAGTCGGATAGAGAATGTATATCTGCTTACAACGTTTACGTGTGATATGCCCACCATCCTTGCGTATTGGTAGTTGCCTGTTTCGGGATAGACAACTGCCGGAGAGAACACGTTGTGTTCTTTGTTAATGCTGATTCCTGTGCAGTCACCGTACACACCCGTTTCAAGATCGTAATAGAGTGTTGTGTTCTGATTTGGAAGTTGTCTCCATACATCGTTTAACGGAGCTGAGAAGTCACCATATGTGGTGTTTTTGGGGTCTGCCTGCCCGTCCTTCGCTTGAAAGAAGTTCGCTCCCGTTATTTTCCCCATGACATTGACATCGGCATCGAGCTTAGAGATTGGGAGAACCTTGTCCAGCCCTGCCGAGAGGACTGCCGGATATTCTTTGTCGGGGTTCTGTCTGTACAGAGAATAAGTATTGTTTCCAATCTTCAGTTCGGAAGAGCCGAAGGGAATGTCGATATTATTTACGTGTGGGTTGTAGATAAAGCCCTGAAAGGTCTGTCCACTGATCGCATACGGTTTCACCCTTGTGTGCCTGTACCAGCATGTGCCACCGTAATTAGATCCCGTGGTGATGACACTACCGTCAGGGTTAACCTGTTCGACAACCTCAACGTGTCCTCGACCATCTTCGCCGTAGTGTGCTGCTCCCTTTCGCCAACACATGACCGCTCCCTGTTTCGGTGTTTGCCCACGAGGATATCCGTCAGGATAATCCCACCAATTCTCGGCATCTCCGGCTGAGAGAGAACAGGTTGTAATGTTGCCCTCTTCCATGAACCTGCCATACGCATAGCCGACACAGTTCGGGAGAACGGAATAGCCGGAAATCTTTATGCATCGGTTGTATCCACCACCGGAAACGTTCAGATAGAACTTGTTGTTTGATTCCGGTGCGTTGTATCTCTGAATCATTCCTGTTCACCCCCTTTATCAGAAAAAAGGTCAGCCCATCTCAATCGATAGACTGACCTTTGCCAGCAGATATGAATCCCCTTCGGGATTTGTTTACGCTATACTAGCAGATTTTTCGTGATTATTCTGCCGGAACTTCTTCGGCTTATCTCAGTTTATGGTCTTGAGATTTTATTGCATCGAAAATAGCGTCCTGTGCTTGAGTCACCGTCCAACCATCGTATGACAGACTTCCAATAGGTTCTCTCCACAGTTCGATGATGTACTGGAATCTGATGTCCGTAATTGCTTCATAGAACCGTTGGTCAAAGATATTTGGTTGGCAACGGAGCGTAAATTGCGGCGACATGATTTTCGGCACATTGCCGGAATATGACGGTGTTGTAAGAGAACACCATATGCCATAGGAAGTAGAAGAGTATATGGATACATAGGAGGAACTTACGAAATACGCCAAGCGTGGAAACTGAACGCCTGTTGCTACCCATGCCGTGGGTCTTCCCCCTGCTGTTATGGTTGGGTCAACAAGTGCGGGAAAATCCTCGCCGTCAAAACATGTCAATTCGTATGCCGTAGTTGACGAAGACCACTCCACTCGTCCTCTAGCAATTTCGTCTGTGTTGTAATACGGTATGACAAGCGACCGACTAAGCACGGAGTATTTGTAGTTATCCAAATCCCATTCGTGCGTAATATTAAGTTCTTCATATTGTCGCAAAATCTGCTGTGTTGTAGTGTATGCGGGGAGCGTTTCACCTTCATCAGCAATCCACAGTTTGTCATAAGTCCACGATTCAGCTATTTCCGCATCGGGGCGAAGAATCATCCGTTTCATCTGAGGGACATTTGCCGTCACTTCAGCATTCGCATATCCGCTGACATCGGTTGTAGATGTGCCGTTCTGTGTAATGCTTATCTGCTTCGTGCCTGTCGGCGGTTCGCTTATAGCGTTGACCGCCGAAACGAATCCTTCAGGAAATGCGAGTTGAGCGGATGTCTTGCCTTTGGTTCTGATTGCGTTTGCAACAGATGTGAGGTCTGCATTTAACTGAGTGCTGTCTACCGCCTTATCAATAGCCATCAGTAGTTACCCCCTGTCCACGTTGGAAGGTCAGAGAGAACGATATCGGCAATGTCCTGCTTGTCTTGTGCAGTCAGGACGTAGTCATCACCGTTATCACCTTTATCGCCCTTTTCTCCTTTATCGCCTTTATCGCCTTTGTCTCCCTTGTCACCTTTCTCTCCGTCTGCCCACTGTGTTCCGGTCGCTGTCTTCTGAAGGAACTGTCCTACAGTACCGCCGTCAGGAGTCGAAATCTTTTCGTTAAGTTTTTCGGCAAGGTCAAGCTGATTGGTGATAGTGCCTGTGATGTTTCCCCAAACAGCAGGGATACCGCTCCCACCACCTGCAAGCAGTTCGATTGACAGGTCTTCTTCCGAATCGTTGAGCGGAACATTTAACGTTCTAACATCTGTCATGCGGTTACCTCATTACTCTGATATGTGACCTCGGCAGTCAGCGTAAGTTTTCCGATTGTGGTCTGTTTGATCTCGCCGTCCTTGAACACTTCGATGTCGAAGTCATATGTGCCGAATGCAAGATTGTTCGTGTCGGACGGAAGGATGTTAAAGCAGTAATAGCCCTCTTCGTCTTTAACAATAGTTCCTGCAGACAGTCTTTTCTGAAAATTAAATTCTTGACCGAGATAAACTCTCTTGACCGTGAAGAAAATATCGTCAAATGTTCTTTCGGTAATTTCACCCGAAGGTTCTTTTACTGCGATGCGGAAACTCCGCATGTCACCTCTCGGAAGCGAAATGTTAAGCATGTTCGTTCCCCTTTCTAGTAGTAGTATTACTCACCTTCTACGGGTTCTTCCTCGCCGTTATCCGGTTCGGTTTCCGGTTCAGGTTCGGGTTCGGGCTGAGGATCGTGGTGGATGAATTCTTTGTATCCTTCGACACAATTTAACTGCTCATCGACAATCATGACTTCTCCTGTGAGAACATCCGGTGCATTCCACAGAGTCTGACATACACCATGAAACTTGACCTTTGCGAGCTGAAGTTCTGAGAACTCCGAATCGATTGTGAAATTGCCGTTAATTGCTTTCAGTATTGCGTACTTCATAATTTCTTTCCTCTACTTTCTTTGAGTTAAATTGTCATAAAATGCTGATTTGATGCTGTAAAAAATGCGATACCGTCTGGCACCGATACCGCAAGAGCGTTCACATGAACGAAATACATTTTCACTCTTGCATTGTATCACATTTC